AGATCGTCACATCAACTTCAGTGGTGCCTGAAGTTGGCCCGAGCTGTGATTGCGTATGCACCCAAAGCTGGCTGGAAGGCACCGGCGAGAAGAACGGCCCGACAACCAGCGCCTGATTGTCATTCAGAATAAACTTGGTGGTGTTAATGGTCGCTGTTGCCGGAACATCTGGCGGACCTGACAACCTGGAGAAGGTAAAGGTATACCAGCGAACTGGGTTAGTGACTGCGCCGTCATTAGTCTCAACAGAAGATATAAGGCTAGCGGAAAATGTCACATCTTTAGTTACAGAGCCTGACGGGGTCGAATACGTGACGTTGACAGTGAATGTCACGTCATGCGGTTTAACCAGCTCCATGAAATAATCAAAATCAGACTGCTTGATGATTTTGATCGCCATCTGACCGCCGCTATATTGACCGCTTACCACCCGCGTCGCTGTCGCTGACTCCACCGGGAAATCGCCTGATTCGTTTGCGCCCGGCACTTCCTGACCATCAACATCATCGAAACCATACCCTTCGTATATCTCGGGAATTACCTCGCCAGGTTGATAAAACTGATACTGAGCGCCGGCAAGTGAGCCCAAGCTGGATTCTGAATATCTCACCGATTCATACTCGTAGCTGCCTATACCGACGCACATCCATTCGGTGACATATTTCAGACCGCCATCTTTTGTTGTCTGATGTATGTACTCGAAAATCGATTCCTGAATCAGATCCGGAAACGAGCGTACCTGGCCGTAAATGTCAGGCTTCGCTTTATAAACTCGGGCAGTGTTAGTTTGTCCGGTAAGTGAGTTGTTGGGGGAATCGACAGAATTGCCGCCGGTATTGGCTATAGCCGGCTTGGGCATCAGAAACGAAAATACCTGACCTACTACCTTAAAGATTGGGCTCAGGATATCGCCGACAACGCCTTTTGGCTGATCGAATATCTGAACGTGGTCAAGATCTGTCAGAGGAAAATCAAGGTCGTCATCATCTCCCAGCTTAACTCCATTGCGTACGATAAGCAGGTCACTGTGGAGTGCGCTGTCATTCTCTGTCAGCCAGGCGTAAAAAAAGGTGCCATTAGGCACCCTGTAACGCTCTTTCGGCGTTCCCGGAAATCGCTGCAGCTCAATCAGCGCCATAAGTAAAGTACTCCACTTTAGTGAATGCCCGCTGGATTAACATAATTGAATCCTGCCTGACGCTGCCGTTTTCGCCGCGCGAATGCAGGGCCTTCCTGTTAAGGGTAAGTCCGACGTGCGCCGGTTGTTCGCCTGTATAACCAACAAAAATGCCACCCTCTGAAGGATTTGGTGCCGGCCGCCAAAAAACAACGTCACCCTGATAGCAGGTATAAAATTCTGCGCCCGATTCGTAGTCTGGCGTCTGGTGAAGCTCTATGCCGAGCACCTGCCGGTAATACATTACCACCAGCCCCCAACAATCTACGGCCTCTGGCGTGCAAGCACGGTTTGCCCATGGAACGCCAATCATGCGAGCGATAAACTCAGAGGTACTGCAGGCCTGTGTATTCGCGGGGGTCATAGAGTTGGCCTACGTTGTTGTTTAGAGGATTGGTCAGGGAAAGCGTTACTGAGGCATATTCGGCGTCTATATCTACCGTTTTGACATACAGCGTCCAGGATTTGATGGGAGCTGCGACATCAGCACTGTCGAATATCTGACGCATTGCGGTGATCGGCGTTAGCCGGGTCGCACCTCGCCATTTCTTCATCTCGGTTTTAACGCCAGAAGAGATGCGCCCCAGTTTCACGGTTGCATCAATAACGGGCGTGCCGCTCTGCTGACTTTCTTCAATTTCGAAGCGTGCTGGCCGGTACACCATGCCAGCTAACGTCTTATCGTAAAACTGTTTGTCAACCAGACGAATGTAGCCGAACGACGGATGTGTAAACGTAATCGTATCGTACAGTGCTCGTGTTGGTCGCTGCTGCCGGTATTCACGAAATGATGGCATTAGGGAACCCTCGGCAGTGTTTCCGGATCGCGATTGTCCGGATAGCCGGTCACAACAATATCCAGCCATGAATCCCACGGTGGCGGCAGCTCGACAATGATGTCATCAAAATCATCATCGGCATTATTCAGCCTGTTCGCGATGACGGTACCCGTCCAGGTAACAACGCCGCCGTCTATGCTGGTCTGTACCGGCATCTGAGTGAAATGGAGCTCCTGCAACTGAGGACCAGCTCCCCCTATGTCTACCCTCATACGAAACCAGTTCAGTCCGCGATTCAGGTAGTCAGGGCTGCGCAGCCACTGTTGGAAGGCCCGCTCCTGCGCAAGCGTGAATATCCATGTGAGAGACCATGTCACTTTCAGGTCATCCGTCATTTGCTGGAAAATAGCCGGGCCGACGGCTGGCTGGTCAGACAAAAACCCGGTATCAAGCGTCATGTTTTTACCGGCCTTTTGCGCCAGCGGCAGCCAGTCGGGATAGTCAATAATCGGCATTAACTTTGCCCCCTTGGCGTGCGTTTAACATTGAAGTTGCTGGTGATGCCACTGCTTATTGGCCCGCCGTTGTTAAGATCGGCCACAATGACATCGACCGTCAGCCCGCCGTTGCCATCATTACCCGCCTGAGCATCAACTGAAGCTGATGTGTAATTTTGTATGTTGATGACCACGCCACCACTACCTGATGCCTGCATGTCCTTATTGCTGATCACCTTGCCGTTATCGCCCGGTATCATGTACTGCTTGCCAGTGCTGGCCTGGTATATCTCAGGCAGGCCGCTTTCGCCCACCTGGTACATCCCGCCAGCAGTAACTGGCCCGCCGTTTTTTCTTTTACCCAGCAAGCTGACGCCAATTATGCCGGCAACTGCGCCCAGGCCAATTGCTGCAGCCGTACCCATTGACGCGACAGATGCCAGAATGGCTGCAGGAGTCCATGCGGCTGCTGTGGTGCCAGCTGCAGCGACACTGGTAGCTGTCTGAGTGGCAGTAGCAGCTGTCTGTACTGCGGTAACGGTTCCTATCGCTGCTGTCTGTGCGGTCTGCCCCATGATTGCGGACTTAACCCACTCAACGCCCATTTGCACAAACGTATTAACCAGGCTGTTAAGCACAGTGCTACCGATCGAACGAAGGGCCTCTTCTGCTGACATACTCCCTGTGATTATGCCGGTCAGGGCATTAGATGCGTTCCCAGCAAACGCGTCAAACGACGCAGCAGCAGCTTCGTTTCCCGCGCTTTGGTTACGCCAGATCTCCCACTGCGCAGCGATTCTCTGTTGCTCATACTGGGTGTTAGCAGCATTGCGCAGAGCCAGACCCTGCTGTTCAGTAAGCGTCTTTTGTTGTTCGAACTGCTGGATTAGGGCGAGTTTTTGCGCGTTTTCGTTGGCTAGAGCCTGAACTGGATCAACTGAGCCGGCGGCTTGTTGTTGCGGCGTGACTGCTTGCCCGGCACGAATCTGCGCCAGTTTAGTCTGGTGGTCTTGCTCAAGTTTTTCTGAGGTGGAGTTATACTGTTGCTGGCTGATTAGCAGATTGCCTTGGGCATCCTTCGCGCTTTTAAGCATTTCCAGTTGAGACTTTTGGGCTGCGTAATCCGCATCTTCTCTCAGCTCAGGAATAGCGTTACGAGCCTTGATAGCGGCCGCCGTATCCCACACAGCGGCGGCATAATCTCGCGCCTGTTGAATCTGTTCTGATGTAGCACCCTTACCCAATGACTGCTCAGAACGCAACATAGCCTGCTCACGACTGAGTTGCTGCGTAGATGAAGCTGCGAGTTCGGATTGCTGTTTCAGATTAGCCAGTTTTTGAGATATAGACTCTGCCTGATTTGCTGCTTTTTTCCCTTCGGCAGTAGATTCTTTCCGCGCGGTGGTGTTTCTTTCCGTAGCCGCGTATTCGTCCTGAAGCGCCTTGATTCTGCCGCTGTCTTTAATGCCTGCATCTTCAGCGTCATACTGCGCTTGCAATCTTGCCCGTGCCTCTCCCTCAAGCTTGGACAGCTCCAGTTTTCGCTTCGTGGACTTCTCCAGCTTTTCAACTTCTTTGCTGTCCCCTGTTCCACCAATTTTGATCGGCTTTCCATTAGATGCCGATGAGTTAGCCTTAGAAGCGGCGGCGAGGTCAGCCACAAGTGCCGCAGCTTTATTACTGACTGCGTTGATACCCTCTGCCTGGGCTGCCCATCCATCCAATCCGAGCATAGAGTACGTTCTGGCGCGACGGGAGAACATTTCTGCCGTGCTATTTAGGTCTGCGATTTGCTGAGTTACCGTAGGAACCTTACCTGACAGCCGATCAATTGCAGCAGTAATTGAGTCGATGACATGAACCATGCCGCTGCTGGCACCGGTAGCGTCATTGACCTGCTTAATCATCTCCTGGAATGAAATGATGAGGCTATTCGTCGCCTGATCAACGGTGCGAGGAAGTCTGCCGAATTCCTGATTAACCTTGCTTGTTTGCGACATAATCGCATTTAGCGCATCTTCAGCTGATAGCTTGCCCTCAAGCATGCGTTTGCGCAGCTCGCCGACAGAAAGCCCAAGTCCTGCGGCCATTTGTCGGGCCAACTCTGGCATCTGCTCAATAATTGAGTTGAACTCTTCGGCTCTAACTGTGCCACCAGCAATGGATTGACCGAACTGGCGTAGCGCATTTGCCATTTCTTCAGATGAGGATCCACCAATGCGCCCTATCTTCTGCAGCGTATCTGTCAGCGCGAGAATTTGCCCATTAGTAGCGCCGGCATTCTGGAGTGAAGATGTTAATGTCTCCCAGAGCTTCTCAGTATCCTTCAGGCTTGCACCAGAGGCTGATGCGATTGATGCAAGCGCCTGAAAAGTTGCGGCTCCTTCTTTTGCGCTTGGTGATAGCCGGTCGATGCGAGCCTGCAGTTGCGTCATAGCGTCGGCAACTTCCAGGAACTGTTTTCCGTACTGCACTAACTGAGACAAGGCAATTGCAGAAGCTATAGCGGTCAGGCTTGTTTTCAGTACTCCTGCGGTACTATTGGTGCGCTGCTGAGCATTGGCTACATCATTCTGCGCCTGCTTCATGTCATAAAGCTGACCAGTGAGCGCAGCAATTTCTTTCCTCTGAGCAGATGTAGCCCCAGCACCAGCGCGCAATTCCGCGGCAAGAATTACAGCAGCTCGGGCTCCTTTTCTTTCCCTTTCCTCAAGAATTGCAATCTCATTTCCAAGGGCTTCCATCGTCTTAGCCGCTTGAGAGCTGTCATTAGCGACCCTCACTGTAGATTTGCTTGCACTCTTTGAAGCCTGATCAAGCTTGTTCAGCCGGCCGCTTGCGCCATCTGCAGCCCGACCCAGATCGTTGAAGGATGAATTAACCTGCTTTGCACTCTCAAGCAGACCCGCAACGTCAGCATCGACTTCATAATAAATCTCGCCAACCTTCTCAGCCATCACGTTCTCCGGGCATAAAAAAACCCCGCCGCGGCGAGGTGTTAATTTGATTTGGTTTTATTTCCTGCAGAACGTGTAATCATGTCCGCATAAACTGATTGATTGACTGCCGTCATCTGACCATACAGAAATTTCTTTCACATAGGTTTTACCGTTTTTGGCATCAAACTCAAAAACAACAAGGCCACCTCCACTAAAGTCTGTAGGCACTTTAGCTCCATCGGATTCATACTTTGCTCTGATGTTGGTGAATGTTACGGTTATCTTATTTGTATGGTCATCCAGACGCTCACCAATATGAGCCTGCCCCGCATCTTCCGTGATGCATGCCGCCATTCTGTCACCACACAGAGCCATTGAGACCTCCTGCTTCGCAATCTCGACCGACTCTGATTCATTAGGCGTTTTGTCATAGCAACCGGCCAGAGCAAAAGCTGACACCATCATTAAAGTAATCCGTTTCATTTCCGCGCCCCGCTAATTTAATTGTCGAGATTTTATCAAATACGATCCGCAATTGAGCGCAAAAACTAAGCGGCCTTTGCCAGCCTCTTCGCCTTTTTAGCAAGATAGTCATCTGCCACCTGGTCATACTCTTCTCGGGTGAAACCTTTCTGGTCCGGGTATTTGGAAGCGAGTAACTGCTGAAACTCAGTCATAGTAAGCTGTTCGGCTTCGGCGCGGCTCATGCTGAAGTGATTCCTGGCCGCGTTGATATAGTCGAACGTCTTAAATTCCTGCACCGACTGGCCTGTTTCATGACGCTGCAGCTGACGAACTTTCGCCTTTCCAATGATACCGTGCGTAATCAGGGACTGGGCAATTGCCATTATTGGAAAAGCATCCATGGCTCCCGGCTTCATCAATATTGCTCTCCGGCCGGTTTTGCCTGGTACATACTCGCCAATGAGAGGGGTCACATCACGATCACAGCACGCAGTGAAAATCGTCATTGCTGCCTGATGCGCGCGGCGACCATAGCTTGAATTGGCGATGTGTTCAGCCAGCCACGCAGGGATAGCTCCGTAAGCCTCTATGGCTCGCTGCAAGAGTGGTGTCACCTCATCGTTATGCAGGTCGTAAAATGCCTGAACAATCTCCTGTGGCTCGCCAATGCGCATCATGTTTGCAAATGACGGGCGAAAGAAATAATCCTCGTCACCCACTGTAATCAGGCATTCGCCTATTTCTTTTGCCGGGGCCATGTTTCCTCCAGAATCATTATCAAGGGCAGTCGAAACCGCCCTTTGTAATGCTTATGAAGCAGTTACAGTCACTGCTGTTTGCGCCGTTTTAGCACCGTCATTGGTGGTAAACGTTGCAGTACCGGTACCAGCCGCCACACCTGTAATCAGGCCGCTGCTGTTGATAGTGAACTTAGTCGGATCGGAAGACGTCCACACACCGGTTTTGTCTGTCGCATCAGTCGGGGAGACTGTCGCTGTCAGTTGCCGGGTTGCGCCCACCACTACAGACGTGGTCTGTGGCGAAACGGTGACGCCCGTTACGGCTACCGTATCCTCATCTTCAACCTTGGTCACTTTAACGGTTGTGCCGTCGTACACCTTGAACTCAGTGCTGAATGTGACGATGTCGTTAGTGCCACCATCTGTGCTCAGCGCGGTGATAACCATGTAGCCCTGAAACTCAATCGGACCCACTTCAACGCGCACCCAGATGGATGGCTGACGGCCCGCGCCAATTTCAGTAGTGAAGTAGTTTACGAAATTGCCGAAGCCAAACTGGTCCAGACGATCGCGTTTACGCACTTCACCTTCAAAGCTGATAGTGCCGTCTGCGTTAGTAGTGATGTTCTCTACCCAGCCGCCAGTATCATCAGCGTCTGAGTTGGTCGTGTTTGGCGAGAAGTCCAGCGTCTTTGACGTGCCGGCAGCCAGAGATTTCCAGTCTGCTTCCGCAGGCACCGTATCCGGGCAGCCTAACGCCACTTCCAGCACAACGTTACGGCCAAACAGCTTGCCGTTTTCGGTTGGGCAACCTTGCATAATTGCTTACCTCATTTCAGATAATAAAAAAGGCCGCACCAGGCGACCTTGTTTGAGTGTGTGTTGCTTACTCTCCATAGAGGCAAGCGAAAAGCAGCCGGTAAACCAGCCTTCCTTCTGCTGTAAGAACTGGAGCAGGTATGCCGCCGACGTTTTCTATGTGGCCGATGCAGTCATTAGGTGTGGGGTTTTGCTGAACGGTATCGATAATGGACTGTACCGCTACATCCACCGCCCCGTTGCCACCTTTAGTGCCAATGACATCAACCATGACGTAATATTCAGAGCCAAGTTCATTACGCACTGCAGAGCCGCCGTTAGGACGGAATACAATGAATTTATCAGTCAATTTGCCAGTGTCATTCCACACCAGAAGCTGAGTGAGAAACCCTGCTGTAATCCCGGCATCAACGAATAAGTCACGCACCCGCGTATGCATTGGGGGATTCAAAGCGCCAGCTCCTTTTTGATCGCTGCGGTAATGGCATCACGAGAATCTTCGAAGCCCTTATTCAGGAACTCCTTCTGAGCTGTGGCACGTCGGAAATTCTGCGGGATGTTCGGGTCATGCACATAGGCCGCGTAATTGGCAGAGTAACCAACGCGGCCGGTCAGCCGGTTACCGTTTACGCTAAGCTCTCGATACTGGCTGTTCAGCAGAGTGGAGGTATCAATCGGCGTGTAAAGCGCAGCCTGTGAAGAGCCAATAATCAGCGCACTCTGCAACGCCCGCACCGCTTTGCGCCCCTGAATGTCACCAATCAGTGCATCGAGATTGCGCTTGGCCTGCTGGATGCCTTTTACCTTAACGCCCATGGTTACGCTCCCGTAATGATGGCCCAGTCATCGACAAGCCGGTCGAAAGTGTCTTCATAGCGCACCGCCTGCATCACTTTATCAGCACCTGCGACAAGCGGGTCTGCCTCTGCTGATACGCCAATCAGGATGTAATCGCCAGTGTCAGCGTCGGCGAACTCGGTCCAGAACGTGTTTTTAACTACGCGCTCATTACCGATACTGCCAATGCGCTTACTCAGACCACCTTCATAGCCGCAATCGATAACGACTGGGGCAGCAAACCCTAGTGGGTCGCCATAATCATTCTGGCCTTCCAGACGCTTCCAGAATGTCGCTTTACCGGTGTATGACCAGCGAGCCACCTCTGACATGTTTATGCCCTCCAGCCAACTACAGCAGGCTTCTCAGCAGCTATACGCTTGCAGTTAAACACCCATTCACCGCTACTGTTCACGTAGCCGGTTGTCTGCTTCCCTGTTGATGTTTTCAACCAAACGCGCTCGAACGGCTTCGGAGGGGATGACGGAGGTTGCCAGTTCATCAGCAACCCCCTACCACTTCAAAGAAGCCAACGGAAACGCCAGAGATAGGCAGGCCGCCGAGGCAGCCGTTCTTATCCCATGCCAACAATTGACGATACAGATAGTCAGTTCCGGCGCTGTCGTAGGTGAATGAGCGTGAAGCACCAGAAGGAGCATGCTGCGAGGCAATCTTTCTGGCACCGGACAGGGCGGCAAGTCGCGCGGCTGCATAGATAAGCATCAGCTTCTGCAGGCTTTCGGAGTAGCCCGCCCCGTCCATACAGGCAGACGTGACGTTAACCTGGCCGATGAGCAACTGCAGGACAGCATCAGGAACCGTGAAGCCCAGCTCAGCCATCAGCGGCTTTACGTCATCCAGCGTGATTTGGGCTGCCATGGTTACTTATCCTTTTTGGTTGCTGCGGCCAGCGCTGCTTCTGCGTCTTCAGCGCGCTTATTAGCGGCTTCCAGTGCATCGGCGTGCTCTTTGTCTTTTGCCTCTGCTGCATCCTGAGCGACTTTCAACTGATCCAGCGCGTCATCCAGTTTGGACTGCAATACTGAAGCATCGGTGCTGACCGGCGCGGATGGGGTATCCACTTCGAATGACAGCTTTTCGCCGCCCTTCTCTTTGGATGTTTCAGCCTTGCCCTGATCAACCCACTTCTCAGCGATCGCGCTGTCCACGTCATAAACCTTACCAACCTCCAGTTTCTGGAAGTTGGCACCAGCAAAGAGGTTTGAAGCCAGAATCTTTACGAGTGCCATTAGCTGCTCCTTAAGAGGCGTGGATGACGGAGTATTTGTTATTGATGTCCTGCTTAACCATCAGGCCCATCGCACCCCATGTGCGCCAGATGTAATCGCTGTTGTAGAACGGACGCGGATCCGCAACGGTGCCGATAGCCTGACCGACAACCGGCGCGATAACACCTGCAGTCAGCGGAACAATCAGGATTTCGTTACCGGACAGCTGAGCATCTTCTTTAATCGCGGCGATTCCTGACAGCTTCAGGAGCTCTTCCATCACGGTACGGGTCGCGTTCACGTCGAAGTAGCGCTCAAGGTTCGACATGATTTCAGCAGACACATACCAAGTCTGCGGCGCGTACTGGCTGTTGGTGACGCGAACAACGTCACGCAGCGCAATAGCATTGGTACGCAGGGCTACCGGATCGGTGCTAGTGGCGAAGTTGAAGGTCAGTGTCACCTGAGCCACGCGCTCATCTTCTTTCAAACCTTTCCAGGTCAGGCCGTCGAACTTAACGTAATTGCCCTCTGAGTCACGGAAGCCGTTGAACATGTAGTCAACGTACTGACGCTGCACATCTTCCACAGAGCCGCGCTGCGCGTCTGCCTGAGACTGAAGCGCTGACGGGCTGTTGAAGATTGGGTCACGCCAGGTGAACTTGAAGCCGGAATCATGGATAGGAACCATGGTGCCGTCGAAGGTGTAGGACTTAGCATCCAGCGCCGCGCCAATCTGGCCGCTCATGGATGTGTGAGCCCAGCCACGACCACCGGTGCGAGCGTAATCGTAACGTGACTGCTCAATGCGAACAGAGCGAGCCAGCGGCATCAGGTCATTCAGCAGGGTGAACTGAGTGGTTGGCTCAAACTGCGCCAGCACGGTGGTATCAAATGCGCGATACAGGCGACGAATGTCATCAACGGCGTTGACAGCATCCAGTCGGCCGGCATCTTCACGAATGCCACGAACGCGACCGAGGAAATCGGCAGCGGCCTGAGCACCTTCGTTACGCGCCATCTGCAGCTCAGCGAATTGCGCCTGGTTAACTTCAAGGTTTCCGGTGCGCTCGCCAATGGAACGGGAAAATACAAACATTCAGGTGCTCCTTACTTGAACACAACGCGAATCAGATCGCCCGCCACCGCAGTGACTGGTTTATCTTCTTCGACATAAGCGA